GCCTAGAAACTTAGTCTTGCAAGTAGATACATAGTCATGCTTCACTACTTGAACAGCCGCAAATGGGTCATGGTGTTCTAATATCTCAGCTATATCACATAATACAATCATATCGCAGTCCATAAACAAAGACTTGCCCTTAAACCCACTTAGCCAAGGGGTTAAGAATCTTGAGAATGAAAACTCAGTGCTTCCATCTTCAATGCCCCTAGTAAATGAAGGGATATTATTCTTATTAATCGGAGTGAATGATACTGGTATAGATGACCTAGCTAATATCGAGTGACATAAAACGTGATAAGCTATTGTCTCTGCTGGGTCATAACCTATGAATATTTTAAAAGTTTCGCCTTTATACGGGCTACTAATGCTTCCCATGTGTCCTCCTGCCTTAATAATTTTACTGACTTATACCAAGGGAAATCCCCTGTTAAATGGTATCTGTAGCTAGGCGTTTCAGGTACTAATACCCAACACTCTTTGCCTAATGCTCCAGCGCCATAAATGACCGTAGTGCATACCGATATGATTAAGTCACACTCATTAATAAGAGCTAGTGTCTCATCATAATCAACACCTTTACTTACAGCTCTATCCCAATGAATTATACCATATTGGTCAAGTAATTCTTGATCTGGTTGCTTGTATTCTAGGGATATAAACGTGTTATCTGTCTCAAACAAAGGCGCTAATGTTTCTAAGTCGATAGACCTTCTATGCTTCATGGTACTAGGTAAGCCACCTGTCCAAGCTATGCCTATCTTCTTGCCCTTATGTTGGTCTAGTAAAGCTCTCCATTGAATGCATCTCTCAGGGTCAGCCTTTAAATAGCTAGTGCCAGTGAAGTCCTTATGCTTGTTTCTATAGAATCTAGGTAAGTCAGCTATCGAGCATTGATAATCAGGCATAACAGGTAAGTTAACATTGTCACCTTTATCATATCTTGAGCCTGATACATAAGCATCAAAAGACCTACCAAAAACTCCCTCTAATCTACTGTCACAAACAATAGACAAGTGATTACAGTCATTCAATACATCAGGGATACAAGAGGCGAACATTATCTCATCACCTATACCTTGCTCACCATAAACAACTAAGTTGCCTTTAGCTTTACCATCCCAATCAGGAACACCGTAATCTAGCTTCTTCCTATGCTTACCACCTAAACCCCAAGCAAACTCTTTCCAGCCTTCTTTCCACTTCCTCTGCATTAACAATGAAAGCCCTAAGTTATCGTGTGCTGCTCTTAGGTTTGGGTCTATTCTTACCGATTGTCTGCATAACTTCTCAGCTCCTTTCGGGTCTTTGTTCTTCAATAAGGTTAAAGCCTTATTAGATAATGCCTTCTCATTCTTTGGGTCTAACTCTAATGAACGGTCAAAGCATTTAACTGCCTCATCATTGTCCTCATCACCAAAACACATCCCCATATTGTTATATAGTTGAGTGTGATCGCCTGTATGCTCACCTGACCTTTTAAACAGGTTGTAAGCCATACCATACTTACCAGCTTGCATAAGTATATAAGCTGCCATAAACAGCCCTTGAGGGTCATTAAAATCATCATTCAATACATCATTAACTATTCTTAACGCTGTATCTGGTTCTGTATCAGCTAAATCTCTAGCCTCTAGTAACTTATCCACAGTTTCCTCCTGCTTCTTATTTAATATTTACCGCTAACTGTCCTTAAATATCTATATTCAGGGTCATTAAGCAGCTTAAAAACTTTCTTTTCATCGTTTCTGTCATATACATCTACACCTAGCTCACGTTTCCACTTCATTATTATTGAATTAGGAAGGCTTGCTATCTTGACATATTCTTCTTTGAAACCATGTTGCTTGAAATCGGCATCGTTAAACATTGCTCTATTGCGTTTAAGATAATATTCTACATCTTGAGACTCAGTAATGATAGTCTCTTTTGTCATGTGATCGTATTCGTGCCAAGTATGAGTCTTACTATCTGGGTCATACTCTAATAATCGTTTAGTCATTCTATTCTCCGTAAAAGAATTGCCCCTCACCCCAATTAAGAGGTGAGAGGTTCTTCCCATCATTGCAGGAGGAGTGCATGATTAGCTTATGTCAGTTACCTTACCGCAAGCAAGTTCATTGCCTACTCGTAAAGTGTACTCACAAGTTAATAGCTCTTTCTCGCTATCGCCTGTCTTAGCTAGAGGGTCACGCACCATGTTGTCTAAGAAGTCAACACTTAGGTGATCTAAGTCTAATACTAAAGCAGTTTCATCACGAGAGAACCTGTTAGGAACAATCATGTGCGAACCAAAGTCACTAACGTAAACATCAGCAGCTCCGATAATCACAGCTTGACCAACTTGAGGATTGTCTCGGTATTGAGTAGCAATGCCACTAAAGCCTGAGATAGCCTGTTTAGTTGTAGCTCCAACCATAACCATTGTAGCGTCACCGCCCTGAGTCCATACTTGCTGGATAACATCTTTCAAAGATGCTTCTGTAATAGCGCCTAATACGGTTGAATCCGTAGGTGCTGCAACAGTGCCAGAAGAATAACCCGGAGTAGTCTGAGCTGTACCTGTACCAACTGAGGTTTTGTTAGTAGCAATCCAAGACTCTAAAGAAGCTAGAGATCGGGCTGTACCAGCACCACCAGCAGTAGATGCTTGGTTACGAGTTACTGCATATTCCATATCTCGCTTTAGCTCTTTACCACGCTTACTAATTTGATAAGATAGCTCATCACCTCGACCAGCACTATTAACTGTGCGCTGTGTACGAGACACTGATACAACCTTGCGTGAGATTTGGCAATAGTTGCCGGGGCGAACTGTAGGCACATGGGTGTTAGCCGTTGCGTCATCGCCTTCAATCTGTCTGTTAGTTCCAGCCGCCTCTAGTGCGTCTGTCTGCCATTCATGGTAAACACCTGTTGCGTTACCTTGTGATGCGTTCGAGATGAACGGAGTTTCAAGAGGAGAGATGTCATAAATTACATCACTTAAATCCTCCCTGTTACCTATGGCTACATGAGCCGTTACTGTATTTGTTGGGACTGTCATTTTTATCTACCTATACGCTTGGCGATAAGCTCTTGAGCGTCTGACATTCTTCCAGATTTCTTCAGCTTCTTATGCAAGTCTTTATTCTTACCAGCTTGCACGTCCACTTTAGTTGTCTGATTTCCTGCTGTAGCATTCTTAGGCTTATCAGTTATTATTTTTGACGCTGGCTTTGCATTTACAATCTGATCGTAAAGGGCTGCTTTGCGTGATAAGGCAATTAAACGATGGTCAGTGAATACTCCTAAGTCATCATTAGTGAAACCTAGCTTTTGCCAAGACTTATTGATTAACTCTAAGTCCTTCTTAGCTGCGGCATCATCTAACCACTCAGGGATTACCTGTGGAATCATCTCCATCTCACGTTGGATACGGTTTTGACTCTGTTCATTTAAACGATTGGCTCTTTCTTGTTTGAGCTTCGCTACCTTACTTGCTTTTGCATCGACCTTTTCTTTCAGCTCATAATACTTTGCTGCATCATAGCTTTTTAGTTGTAAGTTTTCCTCAGAGTTCAAGTCATCTGCATCTAGCTGTAGTATAAGCTCTGCGTCTTGAATAGACTCATCGAACTTAGTTAGCTTTTCTGCAAAGGCTTCTCTTTCTTTAGATAGCTCACTGGTTTTCTTACGGTAGTCAGATTCCATCATATAAGACTTTGTTAAGTCATCAATGGTCACATCTTGTTCTTCACCGTTAACCTTTACTGTATAAGTGGGCGTTTCTACTTCTGGTTGGGCTTCTTGAGCCTCCGAAGTTTCATGCTCTACCTCAACAGCATCTTCAGTAACAATCTCTGGAGCTTCATTAACTGGCTCTGGGTTGTCGGTAGTAGTTTCCACCACTTCTGGTGCGTCTTGAGTTGGCGTTTCGCTCTCTGGACTAATTGCCGCGCGTACACGGTCTTGTATTGTTGGCTCTCTCACGAGTTGGCCTCCGTTTAATTATGTTCGACCAATCTTTTAATCTTGCGGGCAGCTTGCTCCAATAGGTTGGCAGACTTCTTACCCTTCTCAATGACTCTCTTGAATTGGCCTTCAAAAGACTTGATTGCTCTTAGCTGGTAATAGGCTTGTTCTCTAGCCGCTTCATTACCTGACTTAGATTCTTCTATAGCCGCATATATATCTGCTCTCATTCCTTTGAAAGCATCTATAACTAACGGGCTACTTAATATTCTTTTCGCTTCTTGTGCGCGATTGACATCTTTATTCCAGTCAACTTCACTCATATATCCTCCTACTCTACTGATTTAATATTCGCTAAACTGTCATCAAATATAACGTAGTTTCTTGTTCCTTCTCCTGCGCTTCTGCTTGTCCCATCTAGGTAGCGTATGCCTGAAACACCCCTTTCTCTAAGATAGCTACTAGCGTCAACATCAGAGCCTAGCTTCTCTTTTAGGCTGCCATAAAATGCCCTCCCATCCATAGTCTCCATATAGCTAGGGGCGTTATCTATCATTGCCAATTCTTGCTCTGAAGCCCCTTCAAATAAAGCAGAAAGTAAATCATTATCCTCCTGAGTCGGCTTCATTATATCTATGTACATTCCTTGAACCCCCTCACTCTGCTCGCTCAAAGGCGCATCCCAATCAAGCATAGTGTTAGGGTCTACGTCTAGGTCTACGTTGTAAATACCGCCTTCTGCTGGGAAAGTATTTAGTTCCTCAGCAATGGCTTTTGCTTTTGCTGCGAACTCATCTCCGTACTCTTCAGGGGAATATCTGTTTATTATCTCTGAAGGCGTCTCATGCTGCATAGCAGATTCCCAAACTTCCATAGCCTCATAATCTTCTATACCTTCTGCTGCCTTATACCTCTGCATCATTAAATCTTCAGCATCATAAGACCTCGGCTGATATGATTTCGCGACATCTGGAGAGTCAGCAAAATACAATCCATGCCCATAAGCCTGTGCTCCTTCACCCGTTCCAATCTTCGATAAATCAAAGCGGTCAAACTTGTGCGGAGAACCATGCCATACGTTTAATTTCTGCCTAACTTCTCTTGCTGCATTCTGTACGCTTGGGCTTCTTAATGCCTTCTGCCCGACATCACCAATAACAGGAACAATGCCTAAAGCTGCTACACCTGTAAGAATAGCTCCATCTAAATAATCACCATCACCAAAGGCTTGCATAGCCTCTGAAGCATCCATAGCATCACCAACACCAGTGAAGTCTAAAACCTGTGTGACATTGTTCGCATAGCGAATAGCTGTCTGTCGTGCTATAGGGTCATCATTAGGGTCAAGGAAGAAATCAATAGCTCGGTTAAATATCTTATCTCTAAGAGTCGGGGCTATAGGCTCAATTCTTTGAGATTCATTATTAAATGTTCTAGGTACTGTGTCATAAAACTGACCAGAGCTAGGGTCAGCGTGAAAAGCATTAATAGCGTTAATAGCTTCTGACTCATTAGGTATTTCTATATTACCAAAGCCTTCTATTTGAATTTGAGGCATTAGGCTAGAGCTAACTTGCCAGAGGCAGGGTCATACCTAAAGTTCTGCTCTACATTGCCCACTTGACCATTGCCATCAATGTCTTTGTTGCCATCTAATTCTAGTTTAGTGTAGTCCTTAACAAGACCAGCAAAATACTGTCTGTCGCTTTGGTCTAACTTAGCCATGAATTGATGCATCTTAGAGCCTTCCTTTGCCATCTCTATATTACCCTTGCCTTGTGCTTCAACTAGTGAGGCTTGCGCTCTAACCATTTCAGCTTCAGCTAATGGGTTCTGTTGAGTCATCTGAGTCAATTGCTCTACTTGCTTAGTTAATATCTCTACCGTTGCTTGTGCTACATCTTCAGGTAATTCAGGGTTGTTAAAGTAAGTATCAACAGACTTCAAACCAGTTTCAGTTATTATTCTATCGAGTGTGTGATATACCTTTGCTTGATCTGCTAATACTGAGCCTGTCTGCATAAAGGATGATTGTAATTGAAGAATGTAATTAAGATTCTGTATCTTCTCTTGCCTATCTCCACCACCTAACTCAATGTAACAATCTAAATCGTAGCGCCATACACTAGGGTCAATATCCATTACATGACCTGTGACTTTAATCTGCATAGCATCATCTTGGTAATGTGTTATTAATCTAGCTGTCTTAACTAATATAGATTTAACTAATGTCTCACCTAATACACGAGTGATAAGCTCTTGCCTTAACATTGCGTCATCACGCATACCATTAAAGCCTGAAGCTGTGTCGTGTAACGTATCAGGGTTCAACCCTTGAGTGTGCCTAGTTAAGCCTGTACGGGTTTCTCTAGCCGTATCCATGTACTCGATACCACCTAATATAGATTGTATCTGAGGCTGTGTAACGATAGGCATTAGTGCATCACTAACACCACCCTCAACACCGATAGCGCCACCAGCTCTAAGCGTTAATAGATCATCTAAGTCTACAACATCTGAGTTATATGCAATCCTTGAGTAATTCGTTTGATACATATTGTTAAGCATCTGCCTAACTAATACTGATTTAGTAAACTGTAGGTCAGCCGTTTGCTCTGCTGGACAAGTGCCTATAGCTCTGTGAGGCATTGGGACAGGAGTTCCACAAGCAAAGGGATGGTCATCTATAGCATTGTATTCAAGTAGCTTATTACCAGCTTCAAAGACCTGATAGTATTCAGAGACACCATCACCGTCTAAGTCCATAAAGACATAGCCTTCAGTTATCCATATCTCATCATTACTTGAGTCAGCAGTAGGATTACCATCTACACCGTTCTCAATATCTTTGTTTCTATTGTAGGACTCTTCTGTATCTTCAGCATTCCAAGCGGGTAGACCAGCAACTATATCTTTATCGAAGTCCATCTCTATTAATTCAGAGCGTCTTTTGCGTGTCTTTTGCCCTATGAATCTAGGCTTAACAAAGTCTCTAGCTTCCTTAGATAATAGAAACTCCTCTGAGGGAATGTTCTCATACTTAACCTGACCATTAACTTTAATGCGTGTTGCCTTAACAGCAAACACCTTACCCATTACTACTTCGCCTTCTGCATCAGTGACAAGCTCTTGCTCACCCTCATTAACCTCATCTATTCTTACTTCAGGGTCAGCCTCTAGTGCTGTTAGCTCTGCCTGTGATAGCCCACTGTAACGCTCCTTAGTGGCTGTCTTAGCCTCATCCCAATAAACCTTAACAACCCCTACATATTGTAGTAAAGCGTCTTTAAATGCGTTGTGTAGCGTTAGAACGCCTTGGTTCTGTCTTAGGAAGATATGATTGACTAGCTCAGTCTTTTGGTTAGCTTCTTCTTCCTGTTCTGCTGTCTCGGAATTAAACCGCCCAACATAACGCCCTTGTGTGAATACTCTAAGCATTGAAGGAAGCATACCCTCAACCACATCAGAGACATCTGTAGAGACATAGCTTGACTGTCCATCTACTTCATCACCGTAAGGCTCACCATTGTAATAGTCTAATAGTGTAGCTCGTTTAGCAGATAGCTCATCACGGTAGCCAATAGAAGCATCTCGCTCTGTTAGCACTACCTGTAAAATCTTATCTTCTTTGTCTGACATATTAAGCGATACTCAATTGGGGATATTTTTTAATTGACTTATTCTTACTCTTCTTACTAACGGGTGCAGCGAATGTTAAAGCTGAAGCATCCAAGTAGTCAGGAGAGAAGCCAAACTCTTTGCGTATTAGTGTTTTCTTCTTGATCAGTATTCTGTTATGAGCATCTGTGGTGTAAGGACACGCACATATATCAGCATGAAACTCATCATCGTCTGGTATCTCGACAGGGACATTCTCGTCATTAAGCCATTCAGCAAAAGTGCCAATCATCTCAGCCCTCTTGTTAACGTACTTATCTTCCCGTCTAGGAGTAGAGCCAAAGTTAATAGCCCTTATACCTTCATAGCCTAGCTCTTTAAGGTAATCAACTAAGTCAGCACCAAACCCTGCATCAATAAAGCAAGCATCTGGCTTCTCCTCGTCTAACATCTTGATACACTTAGCGGCTCTCTTCTGTAGTGTGTTTACATCATCACCTACATAGCCTTCATGTTTGTATATCTTACGGCCTTGCCTCATCACTAGAGTAAATCTATCCACCCCTAACGATGGGTCAACACCCATAATCTTATGACCTGTGTTCTCTACCCTAGTTGTTCTAGCTCTCATAACCATCTCAGGAGTAATCAGGGTATCAACACCTGACATCTGGAATGCCTCGGCTGCGTTCATCGGATACTCTTGCTTAAACTGTGTCTCTCCATTGACACCACCAGCACTAAGCTCAACTATCTTGTTTCTTCTCCAGAAGATTTGTTTGTTGTCTATCTTGTAGAGCTTCTTTAAGTCAGTCTCTTCTGCTGTAAGAGTAAAGCCTTTAGGTAAGTTCTTACGGTATTCGTCTTGCCAGAACCAAGGAACAAAGATAGCAATGTAATCACCCTTCCCTGCTTCGGCTGCTTTCCATTGAACGTGGAAGAAGTTACCTAACCCATTAGCTGTTGACTCTAATATAGACTCTGTATCGTCTTGGTCTGGTATCGCCTGCATGATACCTACAGCATGAGTCTCTGCATTAGGCCAGAATGCTACCTCTGACCCATGAAAATATTGTATTGTGCTTGATCTACCTACTCCCTTAGAGCCAGCAGTACCAACCTTATAGCCTGAGTCTAGTCTACCAAAGGATAACTCTTTAGCGCTTGCCGCATCAGTAGAAGGCTTAACAGCAGGGAGACAATGCTCATGGTATCTCTGTACCATATCAAACAGGTTGTCTGTTGCTTGTTGCTCATGTGTAAGTATGAACGCTCTAACGCCTCTACGGTGAGAGGTTTTCCAGTAGTATCTGCCTTCAGTGTATGTCGATACGCCTTGCTGTCTACCCTTTAAGATTAACGCTCTAACCTTACCAGTGTTAGCTAACTGCTCCTCTATACGTTCATGTATATAGAGCTGGGCTTTATTAAGTACAAAGTCCTCAACCTTACCCGCCTTAGTTCTTATCTTTAAACAGTTATCAGCATAATAGATAAAGTCATCTTTAAGCTTTTGGCGTTTAGCTAACCTATCTTTAGTTAAGTTTGTCTTAGACATACTCTCACCTGACTTGTAAGCTTTTTAATCAAGCTCATCTAAAGCTTCTTCATGTGAGTAGGTGTGTTGTTCAATAGTAGACTTGTCGCTATAGCCGTGATTACTTAACATTAGCTTAGTTATAACGCTATTGAAGCCGCCTGAAAGCCCACCATTTAGCAGTTCTGACTCTTGTTTGGCTTGTATGTCCCTTAACGTGTATGAAAACTCAGCCTTATCCTCTTGACTACCCCAATCATATATAGTGGCTTTAGTAACGCCTAGCACTAACGAAAGACCCGCAACTGTTGGGACTGCATCACCTTGTGCTTTATAATTCGCTAAGTAATCTTTAGCGAGAGCTAGTATTTCTTCGTTGTACTTCGTTGGTCTTGCCATCTTCTTTTAGTTCCTGTTTAGGTTGACTAAGTTTTGCTTGTTTCATAAACGCAGCCCAATTAGCATCTGCTTGCTTCTGCTTATCTTTAGGCGTGGGTCTTTGTGTATAACCTTTGCTCATCTATATGTTATCGCTTTCATATGCTGTTACTGCATAAGTAGCACTACCACCGCTTGCTGTTAGCTTTAGACTAGCAACATTAGACATATCTAATATAGCTGTCTCGGCTGTTAAGCTGGCTTGGGTAACATAGGTAGACTGACCCTCTACTAATGTCTCTACTGATATAGCATTAGCATCAGGAGCATCTATTTGAATGTGCTTGATCTTTCTTATTGAGTTGATAGTAGGAAAGCCAACAGTGGTTGCACCGCCTGTAGTAGCTGTTCCTGTCTCATGGTAGTAATAGTTATTCTTACTCATTTGTAGCCTCTGAGAGAGTTTGATAAAATAAATTGAATTAATTGAAATAAAAGCTTGCATTACCATAACAAACCCTTATAATCTTACTTAGAAGTTAAATAAAGTTAATTAAAGTTAATTAATAAGGAGTAGGACTATGATTTTAGACTTTTTATACATGCAAAACAGCTACGAAGATAGAAAGGTTATTGAGCCTCACAATAAAGATGGCCTTTTTGTTTCTACAGCTTTCGTTAATGATGGGTCTCACCCCTACGAAACTGCGGTAAAGCATAAAGACTACAACAACGGGGAAATGGTAATAGTTCAGTCTTATGACTCAAAAGATGCCGCACAAAAAGGCCATAAAGAATGGATAAAACTAATGACATCGAACAAAAAACCGAAAGAGCTTCTTGATTGCTTTAATAGTGAGATAAGCCAGCTTCTTGGTGAAGAAAGTATGAACCCAAACAGGATATAACTATGAAACAGCCAATTAAAAATAGATTATCAGAAGCGTTCTTTGCGTTTCTCAGCTTCTTGCTACTAGCCTCGTTGTTTAGCTATATGGCGATTAGTTGGATTAACTCGTTACCAGTTTAAGGAGATTGAAATTATGACAGACTTAGAAAGGTTAAGAGCTAAAGAAATCAGAATTATATCCACTAAAAGGAAAAAGTATTTAAGAAAGCATAAAAAAGATATAAACATATGGTGGAGTGCAGAGCTTCATTCCTATGTAAGAACAGGTCTTTAATGCTCTTCTTTATTATTAGGAACTACAGTTAAAGGACTGACTGTAGCTTCCTCGTACTCTGCCATTATAGATTCATACAATTCTGATACTTGCTCAGGCAACCAGTCTTGAGGACATATACCTAATATAGCCATGTAAAGAGCTACAGGGCTGTCTTGCAAATTCTTCGGCAGAATCATTAAATCAAAAGGCTCATCCATTAGCTTTCCAGTTAGTTGCTACCTTCTCTGCGCTTCGGCCTACTACATAACCACCCAAGCCTATTTTCAGTAAATCCCATAGGTAAACAGGCAATTCTAATTCAGGAGCATCAGCCCAAAACAATGATAGGTAAGGATATAAAATATAGTTATTTGCGACAATAAATGTGAATACTAGCATGGTTAAAGGCCGCCAGTTCTTAGCTATCCAACTATCTGAATTAGCCTCTGCAACTATAACAGCCTTTGCTTGATCTATCCCTGCCATTATCTCTTCATGTGACTGTGTATCGGCTAGGGTTGCTATCTCATGCGCTAGTTTAGCTTTTGTGTCAGCATCAGGAACTACTTTATCTAGTATTGTAGATATAGGGTCTATCAGCTTCTCAATTAAACTCATCCTGTCACCATGTCATTATAAAAGCCTAGTATCTTTTTAACATACCAAATAGTCTCTCTGGAATGTTCCCCTGTAACTGATGGTAAGCTGTTGGCTATGCTTGAGTATGATATTGAATCGTGTGCAGCCTTCTGAGCTTCCAGAATATTGCCAATTCCTGCATTGTAACTAGCCATTGCTAAACAATGTCTATCTATATCAGGTCTAGGCCAGCTCCATTCAGCTATTAGCCATCTCATGTATAAAGCACCTGTGAATATTGAAGCCTCAGGGTCAGTACGCTCTACATCTTTAAAATCTGCTTTAACGCTCCACTCATCCCAAGTCTTAGGCATGAATTGTGCTATGCCTAATGCACCTACTTGACTTTCAGCATTAGGGTCTAACAATGACTCTTGGTAATACTGAGCTTTTAGCAATCTCCAATCTGTAGTAGGTAAATATTCTGCTACAGCTTCTTTAATTAAATTATCATATAGTGTTTTCACGTTTTCTCATTGTGATAGTAGTTGGTCTAACCGCCTCTCATCTTGAGCTTTTTGGCTTATAATCATGCTCAACCTGTCTAAATCCCTGTTTGTAGCCTCTCCGCTTGCCTGTAAGCGTTCTAATCCGAATATCTCTTGCTCTTGATCGTATATGCGGGAAACCAGTGTATCAACGCTATATTGGTTCATGTGAGCGTCTAGTTTAGTTCCTAGCCCCGCTACAGTCTCTCCTATCTCCTGAAATCTTTGCTCTACTTCTGACTGCTGGGCAAATACCGAGTAGTTAAATGTCATCCCTGCTATGGCTACTACCAATATAAATACTAAAACCATCGGGTGCGTTTTTAGCATCACCTCGAATCTATTTATAAATGCTTCCATGCTTTTACTTCCTCTAGTTAGAATAGGTGCGCCCTCACATCAACCAAAGAGGAGAAGAACTTTGTTAATGTCAATGTGGGGCGCGGTATGGTGACAGGGGATAGGCGTTGTCAGGTTGCGAGCCGACTATTTCCTACTACCGAAGCACTCTTTATTGTTCGCTAAGCCTTGCAAAACTTAATACGCACTCAAAAGCAACCTGTCTTAAACTCAAAAAAAAGCCTCAATTAAGAGGCTAAATGAGACTTTGGGTGTCTACCTATAGGCAGAAGTCTCAGAGGGTGTTGTTATTATTTGGTTTTCTCCAGCGTGCCACCGAATATAAACCAGAGGGGCATAATAAGCAAACTATTATTGAACCTTTACGCATTTAGATGCTTCATAGCTTCTAAGCCTGTTTATCTCGGTTTCTAGCTTTGCATAGCCTCGCTTACATCTTGACTTATATGCTGACAGAGAAATGTTCAAGAACTCAGCTCTATCCGTATCTGTCCATTGGCGATTAGTGTTCTTGTTGATATGAGCTTTCAGGCGTTTAGCTATTACTGCATCTTGGCAATTAAGGCTTAGAGTCTGCATAGCTGCCCATATAATAGCAAAGTCAGGGTGAGGCTCTTTAAGATTTTGTATCTCGTTAATCATCTTAGCATCTACTGAGTCTGTTCTTATCGGGGCAGAGGGTGACATTTTATCTCCTCCGCTTCTCCAGCCTATATCGTTATTCACAGATAATAGTTCATCAATGAATACATCTATTAGCTTATCTAGCCATAGCTTGTAAAGGTTCAAGATTGTTCCAGTAGTTCTGGATTCTCGTATATGTTGCCTATTACTTCATGCTTTCTAAATCCTAGACTTGGCTTATTTCTTCCCACTGATACTCTGCCGTTTGGTTGCCTAGTCCATACAGCAGCCCATCTATTATCTCTATCATTCCACTCAACTTCGCAAATCAAATCATCAGCAGTTACAATATCGCCCTCATATATCTCAACTCCATTCTTGTCTTTTAAGCCTGTGTATTGCATTACTTCAAAGTTTTCATATAACCCATCAGCAGGCCAGCCATTCTCTTCTATCTCTTCCAAAGTAAAACTAGCGGTCATAAACTTAGTTTCTTTATTGAAATATCTAAACTTAATCTCTCTCATACAGCTCTCCCTATCTCAATAGCACAATCACATATAGCCTTGCGAGTAGCTGCTGCTTTGTCTGGATGGTCTGAATAGATAGCTGAAATTTCCAATAACTCAGGAATATCCATAATATTCTTGAACACTCTCACCTCATCCTTAAGCTCTGTGTCTACCTCCATCCCTGCATCCACCATAAGCCGAAAGCAGTCTGCATCGTTAGTGGTAGGATTCCAAGGTTTATCTCCACCAAACGGAGAAGCTCCCTCTAAAAACAAACCATAACTGCCTGTATCCCTAAAACCTGAATGCTCAAACTGTTTATACTCCTTTAAAGTAATCCCACCAGCTTTAGCCATTGCCTTGTAATCGTCTTTTGAATAGCTCATAGCCCAAACTCATATAGATTAGCCAGTGTCCTCTCAGCTCTTGCTAAGTCCTCGCCTACTAACACTTTCATCCTCGATAGAATTAGATTGTAATTGCTCTGAGCTAACTTCTTCTTAGCTTTCTTTGTGTTGCTTACAGCTATGAAATATGCCTGATTCATTAGGTCAAGCTCTCGTGGGTCTATGTGATCTTCTGTAAATTCGTTAGCCACTGGTGATCTCCTTTAGTTTAGCTTTATATTTAACTTCTATATCTTTGTAATCTTGTGCCGTTCTTTTGATCGTGCCTTTTGTTGTTTCAAGTCTTTCGACTTCTTCTTCACCGATTTTCTTAATAAGCCCTTGTCTGTATTCGACCAAATTTCCTGACTGTTGTATATTGCAATCCCAATGGCACTGAGCATGGACATTATTTTCGTCATACCGATGCAAAGAACCCGATAGCCCTTTGCCAGCAGCAATATAATGACCTGCATCAATAGTACAGTTATCCATAGACTTACCACAGCTAATGCAATTATCGCCCCTGTCCCTTGCTCGTATATAGGCGTTAAACGCTTTAGTAGCTTTTGCTTTCTGTGTTGGTATGTGGTTTTCATAATAATCTCGTTTTAACTTTGCATTCTTCTGCCTCTCTTTCTTCTTGCCTTTAGCCCAAACCTTTTCCAGTGTTGCTTTAATTACTATCTCTTTACATTTTGGGCTACACCACTTGATAATAGGATTAGAGCCACGCTCTACCTTATACTTGTTACAGCCTTTGCAGAGGCGTTTATTCGGCAAGAACCTTCTCCACTTCTCTCAGTACCAAAACCCATCCCAACGTGCCATATATAAAACTCTCTCCACTGTGTAAGTCAGGGTCATGTGTTTCATAGGTTATAGATTTAGTTTCTAAATCCTTCTCGAATAGCTCTGTTATTTTAAACATACTAAGACCATAAATTCTATTTTAGTAGTCATTATCCTAGTCCTTCATCATGATCTAGCACCATTATCATAAACCCTATAGGAATGACAGTGAACCAGAAGGTAATAGTTATAAGCCTCTCTAGCTTACTTAGATACTGTCCAGTCCTAGACCCTTCAATAGCAAAGTAAGCACATGCACAGCCTAGCATATAGATTATTAATGTAGTCATTCCAATCTCCTAGTAGTTATTATTTAATTCTTACATCAGGTTCTATTATCGGTCTTGGTATATTATAAACATGGGAGCTATGTACGCCTCCCTGCTTCCTGAATGTCATCATCTCCATTTCACCATCACCGCTAAAGCCATGTGAAGCGTGCCAAGCATCGGGCGGAGGAAGTGCGGCAAATACTTTATGCTTAACACCCGCTAGAGTCTTAACCGCCTCTTTGTGGAAGTGACCAGTACACCACATCCTATGGGTTGTTCTTCCCCATGCTTCTGACATATCTCTTGCCATGCTTCCTGCTAATCTCTCAGCATTTTGTTTGTTCCCATGAGTAACGCCAAATAACCACTTCCCATATTCAAAATAGTGGTAGTCACCATTTGTTCCTAAAACATTCACTCTAGGCTCTTTCTCATAGCAGAACTGGAGCATCAATTCTATTGCAGGAGCAACATCAGTATTGTGGTTTCCCTTTGCTATAATAACATATAAGTTATCCACCTTCTCAAGCATTCTGTCTATGGAATATCTCATAGTCATAGCTGCTTGATATAGTGTTGACCTGTGTCGGGTGTCTACATCCAAAGGCGTACCAGAAAAAGTGGTGTCATTATGCCCATTACTGTGAGTGTAGTCTCCAACATCAACAAGCAAGCCATTAACTGAAGGCTCTGCTCTATCAACTAAATAATCAATAGAATCTCTTAGCTCTTTAACCGCGATATCAGTGTCAAAATCCCTGTGTTTTGTCTCCTTACCGAAAGCCCTCATCCCAATATGAGCATCGCCAATAAATATTGATGGGAGCAAATCATCACGCTTTTTGCCCTTGACTTTCTTCTTAGGGGTAAACTTTGGTAAATCTTCCTTCAGCCCCTCGACAACTTCTTTCAACTCTTCAGCCATTTCTAGTGGGAGCTGCCTTTCCCATGTTTGAATAATCTCTCCAGCACCATCTCTTTGAATAGTAACCTTGCCCATTCCGTAACCTTCAGCTACACCCTGTGTCCAATGGTTAGGCGCATATCCTCTCCTTGCAGCTTTTGCTATAACAAGATTCAAAGCCTTAGAATGCTTGCCAGAACTAATCCCAGCCTCCCTGTCTGCTTGTATAAAGCCCTTGCACTTAATAATCCTGTCTAGCTTCTCGGCTTGATCTCCTCCGCAAAACTCTTTAAGCCTTTCATCTCCTGCAACTGACCAGTCATTATTTGGCATAATATTTATCCTTTAGAATCGTAAAATCGTGAAGGCCAAGCTGGAATAGTATAGCCTTTCTCTGTAGCAAAATGAGCGCATATTATTGTGTAAATCTCGCTCACCTCTGCTGTGTCCATATCAGTAGTGGAGTTTTTCTCGCACCATGCTTGTAATATTGGCTTCCAAACGTGTTCATGTATAAGCTCATCAGTAAATGGAATCTTCTTAGGTGTGATAATCGTGTATTCAAACGAATCCCCCTGAGAGTTCAAGAATCCAGCAACTAATTTAAACCATAGCCACATGGAGTTGTTTTGAGTTAAGGTTCTAGCTTTCTTGTCCATGTGCCTTATCCTTCTCAATCTGACTATACACAATGCTCTGATACCTATGCCCAACATTCTTAGGCGTGTCAGCAGTATGCCCAAACTCATAGTGCTGAATCTTGCCGCCTCTAGCTTCAAAGGCTTTCTTCTGCTCCTCAAGGCCAATTTCTAGGCTTGCTTTCTCAGCAGTACGGAATGACTTAGGTTCTTCTTTGTATAATACTTCAGTTTCAATGTTCATATTATTTCTCCAATAGTTCAGGGTTAGAGTATATGTTGCCGATTACTTCACAGCCTATTAATGTCCACATTTTTGCTACTGCCTCACCAGTTATATAATGCGGCTTTGAGCCTCTAGCCCCAAACCTTGTGCCTTTGCTAGAATATTCCACAACGCCTGCTCCATTATTATGTTCAACAACATCTCCTTCATAGATTTCAACACCATTCTTGTCTTTTAAGCCTGTGTATTGCATTATGATAGTGCATTCATCATTAGTGACTAGAGCATTATCCTCTGGCTCTATGTAATTCTCAGACATAGCCTCTGTAAAGCTAATTATTTCTCCTGAGTGATAATCTACGCCATCATAAAAAAAGCATCTAAATTTAATCTCCCTCATATTGTTCTCCTGTTAATTAGTGTACGCTAGAAGGGCAAATCATTTTCAAAATCATCATCAGCCTGATTAGATACAGGCGTTTTCTTTGGCGGCTCATTTATGATTCCCGTCTGGCTTGCTGTTCCTCTATCACTCCAAAATATCTTAGAGTTGCCTAGAATAGCTCCTTTCACTCCCTGCTCCTTCTCTTCCTTAGTTACATCCTGAGTAATCATGCCTGAGTTGCCGTATTGGTCAAACTCTTCAAGGTCAATAAAAGCAGTAGCATCTAAATAGCTTCCTTTATCTCCCTTAAATAATCTAGCCTTATCAATCTTGCTGACATTAATCTTTAAACTTACGCCTATTTTCATTTTATGCTCTCCTCAATCAATTTCTTGTGTAGCTCTTTTCTCTGTGACTCAAAAGCCCAAGCAGCAGCCTTCAATACTTCAGGCATTGTTTTCTCACTTTCAAACCGCAAAACTTCACTGTCATTCTTTACAAGCTGGTAAACAGCCTGAGATGGATTCAAAGCTTTAGCGTCTGTTACTCTCACAATTTTTATCATGCATCTCTCCTCATTGCTATTGGTTTAGTTAAATACTCCATACTTAATTTCTCATCCCAGCCTCTTCCCATCCATCTATCTCCATTATCCCCGTGGGAAGAAACAGAATCATCATCTTCGCACATAATACAAGTTAGCTTTCCTTTACCTTTTGGGGTGACTGTAGATAAACACCGAGTACACATGAAAGGCTTGGCTTCTTGATCTTCTTGCTCAACACCGGGCAATCTATAATACATCCTTTTCTCATGCGACCCTGACCTTTTAAGTAATAAGCCAGCATTACATAAAAGACTTAGTGGCGCACTAAGAGCCTGTGATCTAACTCCTGTTAATAGTGATATTTCATTCCTTGAGCATTCCCCACTAATAAAATTAAGTATTTTATGGGTGGCCGTGCCCTCAACAGTTCCCAGCGTAACTGGGGCATGAGTCCTGCCGTTAAAATCTGACGTTGCTTTCATTACATCTCCATCGCTTGTTGTCTAGTTTGCATATCAAATCTGTCTGCTGCCGCTTTGTAATAATCTTCGTCTAGCTCAATTCCAACAAAATCAAAACCGCCATAATGCGCAGCTATCGCACTTGAGCCTGAGCCTAAGTGAGTGTCTAAAATTCTGTCACCCTCTTTGGCGTAGTTCTTTAAAAGCCATTCGTATAGCTTTACTGGTTTTTGGGTGGGGTGGATTTTCCCTAAAGGGTTAGCCCCATGTATTTGATGCCTAAAAACCTTAGCTGGCTTTTTCCAGTTATTCATTGATACCCACGCATACTCCGCGCTTGCAAAATTATCTACAGTTTGAAACTTATCCCAAATACAAAAATATTCAGTATTAGGAAGCGTAAAGTTGTTTGCTCCCCAAACAATCTGCTCTCGGCTTACCCTAAAAAGCTCATTAAAATATTCTTCTGTTGGCTTCAAGCCATTCCAGCTTTTTGCAGAATCAACCATTTTTGACATCGACCTCCTAAACTTACTGTTCGGATCACGGTTTTCTTCCACGCTTAGGCGTTTAATCCCATAAGGCGGGTCTACAATCGCAAGCTCAAAAGCGTTATCCTCAAGCTCTTTCATGTAGTCCATGCAATCGCCTTGTATTAGCTCTATGGTCATTTTGCCCAACTCCTATCTGTGATCTTATATATCTTAGCTTCTAACTGAGCCTTCTCTCCACCTCTTAAAAATTCAGGCTTTGGATACAGCTTTCCCCAAGAGCTTTCTGTTGAATTATCTAAAATCTTGTTGCAATCATAGCCTTCTTGATGCCACGCTGCAAGCTTTTTCAAAAATATCTTTTTTGCTCGGTCAGTTAAAGGCTTCTTTTGGGCTGCTCTCATGTCTACGAATCCATCCCACTCTTCAGCCCCTATGAAGTCAGGCAAATCAGGAATCATATCAATCTCCAAAACTCTATTAATAAAATTATCTGTATCACCCAAAATATATTGAACTCGTTAATTAGAAAATCAAGCCTCTGGATATACATCATTTCCTGTAGCGTTTTTGATTTGCGCTGGTTCATATCTCGCCTTTAAAAATATGCTCTGTTAGTTGATCTTCCTTTGCCTCTACAAAACTCATTTCTCTTGCTTTTTCTATAGGGACTATTGCAGGGATTAATTCTTTTGGCATATCACTCCAATGCTCTTGTAAATGATCCCCGCACACAGCCAGATATAAAACCTCTAAAGTATTTGGTTGGATTCCTATTAATGCGTATCTGCTCATTACTCTTCTCCCATAGTTATCATTTAGAGCCTTTGGGGAATAACCCGCTTGACTTGTAAGCATCCTCAACCAGCCCTTTCCATCCACCATAAATCATAAACCACTCGCCTATTAATCTTTGGTATTTATTCTCAGCTATCCAGTGTAAAGACCTTTCCATAGTGTAAGCGTCTTTCTCAATATCAAAAGGTATAGCCGCAATAACCTCTAACTTGTTCGGGTTTCCTGTCTGTAAACGCTTCAACCTATAATCTGGGTCTTTACTAACCCCGATCTTTATTGGGCAGTTCCCTTTCTTTTGTGCTTGCCTTATAAAATATACATACCACATTCGCTTTCCTTTGGGCACTACTAAAGACTTTCCCCTTTAAAGCCCTACCAAGGCTACCTTTACGGCTGGGTACTTGTGTTTCAGGATTGAACTAAACTACTCCTGATATTCTAAGTTGGTTAATTCTTAGAATCCCTTTAATTGGGACTTACTCTCATTGTCAGTCTTGGGAATCCTTGAGTAAGATTACAAGCTGTCCATTTAAAGTTGCGCTTACAACATCCCACCAGTTAATGACTGTTTCAGGGCATCCGTCAGCAACAGTTGTTAATGTCCAGTAAGGGCTTGTACCATCTTCAAATATGTGTTACCTTTAGTAACATACATCAGAAACTTTTCCTTTCTGGTGTCCCTCCCCTCGGAATCCTAGTCTGTCGCAAGTCTGGGATTTCGTCTTTCTACGAGAAAGGAATTTACAATTAAAACATATCCTTACTTATTAATCAAGTCTTTTGCGTATCTAGCCATTATCCCATCTCCTCGCTATTAGCTTCAAAGTTAGCTTGCTCTTGCTCTTGATGAAATAAAGTCTCAACACGATGTAACAGGACTTGGATAGAACTAGCTATCTCTATATCCATCTCAACCATGTTATCAGCAAAAGCTTTAGCCTCTTTGTAATCGTTTAAATCAGCAAAGGTATTTGACTTCTCATTAAGAAGCTGGCTTACCCTTGTCTTTATGTTGTCATCTGTTAGGCTCATTTCTCTATCCTCGTTGCTAAAACCTTTCTTTCTACTATTTGAAGTCCTGCCATTCCGTCAACAACATAAACTTCACGATCAGAGCTTATGTAAGTGTTAATAGCTGGCTGAGTAAGGCCGAACATTCTCCCCATCTCAGATTGGTTAAGCTTCTTCTTATCCATGTAATCTTGTATAGTTACTCTCATTTCTTTTCCCCTGATAGCTCTACTTCACAAGTGAACACTGGTTCATCTTTATCGGTTTTAACTCTCATTACAAAGTCAGCATAGCTATAACCTAAAGCCATGTTATGACGAGCAACATACTCCCCCATAGCTTCCCCAATCTGCTTATCATCTAAAATCAACTTCATTTCAACTCCTTATAATTCTTGATATGCTTATTATTACAAATAACTATACCTAATGCAAGCGAATCATTATAATTAATTTAAGAATGGCTATTGCTAATCATTATATAGTGTGCAATAATTAGTTAAACATTGAGGAGGGAATTATGAATTATTCAGATTTTAAAGAAACCTACGGACAAGATGCACAGCTATTCTTATGTGCTGAAGCAGAAGCGGTATTCGATAAGGCTTATACTTATGAAGCAGCTTATCACCATATTATGAATAGTGAGAGAGTGTTTGCTGAGTGGATAAAGGAGAATGTGAAAGACTGGGAGGAGGAATTAGTAGATAGCGGCTTTGGTATAGATGCCAATGATATTAAGTCACTTAATAATCCTGTCCTAAAAGGTGGCGTACCATACTTAAAAGGTACTTGGTGCTGCATACTTAATCGAGAATTGTTCAAGATGTTTGAGCTGCTAGTTGAGGATATTCCGCATTGGGTTGAAGAGGTTAATCCATATAAAGAAACTATGAGCCAGCTTGATGATGAGATTAATTCTATTTTAGATTCGGCAGAAAGAGCTAATGATATGAGGAGAGAGATGTGAATATGGGTGATGAATTATTTATAAGCGGGTTCTCAGCAGGGTATTATGGAGATGAAGTAGAGTCAGATGACCCTAAATATGTAGAGGCGTATGGAGATGGATATGCTGCTGCTGAAATGAATGTAACTAATAAGCAATGGTTTGAGGAGAGAGGATTATGAGCGAAGGCATAGTAAAGATACACGGTAAAGAATATAAGACTGTAGCTTTAAGGGTTACTGAGTTTCGGGAGGATGATGATTACAAGGGTTTTGGTATTGATACTGAGATTCTTAAAATAGGAGATGGCCAGGTAGTTATCCGAGCAACCATAACCAACTTAGAGAACAAGATCATAGGTAGCGGAATAGCTCACGAAGTTGAAGGCAGTTCTAACATTAACACTACGAGCTATGTTGAAAATTGCGAGACTTCAGCAATAGGCAGAGCGTTAGCTTGTATAGGCATGGCGGGCACTGAGTCTTATGCTTCAGCTAATGAGGTTACAGGTGCGGTTATCAGCCAAGCGGTTAAAGAAGCCTCTGAGAAGCTCTTAGCGCACAATACAGCCGTTAGAGATAATATACAGTCTATCCTAGTGATGAAGGAATCAATTGCTATGGATGACCTGTCAACGGCTTCTGAGGCATGGTGGGAGCTAGACAAGGAAACAATGAGTAATTTATGGCTGTCTACTACTGCTGGTGGGATTTTTACTACTAAAGAAAGGGATGTGATTAAGTCTAGTGAGTTTAGAAAGTCACATTTTGGGGAGGATGTATGAAAAAGCTAAGTGAAAGCTCTATCTGCGTTGAAGATGTTTATAAGGATGACTACCCGAAATTCTGTGATGCTCATATGTGTTATGCAGAGTGGGAAGATGGTACTGAGCTAACTGAGGAAGAGTTAGAGAAAGCTACTGAGGATTATCCAGAGCTGGTTAATGAAGCAGCACATGAGAGTTTACGATGAGCGACTTCTTTTGTGCTGAATGTAAAGAGCCTTGTGGAGCTATTGAGGAGACTTGGGATTATTCAGGGACTCATTGCAATCATGGGGTTGGTGGCGTTCATCATTCAGGTGTTTATGTATCTGATTGCTGTGATGCAGAGATTACTGAGGATGAGCCACAGGGAGAGGATTATGAGTGACTACACACAAGACGATTATGAGGCAATTGAGTCTTTAGTAGGGAAGAAGATTTCCTTTGACTATACACACCCATTTATAGAATTGGCTGAAGGAGTTAGCTATGAGTGATATTAAAATTAAAGTTAGAGAATATTTAGACAGTTTAGAGCCTGATATTGATATAGGCAAAACTCCTGTAGCTATGCACATTATTCTGCTAAAAGAATGTCAAAAAGAATTAGAAAGAAAGATAAATAAAGAAGATGCTGAGTATTTAGTTGGACTGATGGACACGGCTTTGGGTGAAGGAAAGTTGTTAGGGCGGCTTACTGAGCATGAGCTGTACTTTAAATTAAAAAACTTTTAGCCCATTTAGGGAGGAGAGGATTATGAGTGAATATTATATCAAGGAAAGCGAGAATGAATACGGCACTCCAATTAGCGTTTTTAAATGCTTCTCTTGTGGTAGTGAGTTCACTATATGTCCTGCCGTTTCAGAAGATAAAAGAGCGGCTTATGCGAATGACGGCTGCGGGGATGGTTTTGAATGTGACAGCTACATCCCAAGCAAAGACGTAGGCGTGTCGTTTGGTGATTACAGCATGTTTAACGCTTACTGCGAGAGAAATAATATAGACAAGGAAATGTTATCAGGCCAACTAATAAAAGGCCGCGTTATTAGAGAGAGTAGCTATGAGTGAAGAAAATAAACCTACGCCCGTAACATGGTTATCAGAGTATTTCTGCAAAGGCTGTGACAGAAAACATGAGCTTCCAGAGGGCGGCTACGATGAATGCCCTATTTGCGGTAGTAAAGAAATTAAAGAAGAAGGAGCAAACCATGAACCAGAATAGTGAATTACTGCCTTGTCCGTTTTGTGGCAAGCGTGGGGAGACAGACCAGTTTAATGAAGATGGTGGGAACTGGCAGGGATTGTGTGAGGATTTAGAATGTAGGGGTGGAGTGCCTTTAGATGAGGGATACAGCACACAAGAAAAAGCAATCAACGCATGGAACACACGCCCCACTCCACAGGTATCAGATAGTGAGCTTGTGAAAAGGCTGAAAGTATTAACTGACGAAAATAACATAAGGTGCTACATGGGTGATTCAGTCATTGAACAAACTTTAAAAGATTGTTTGCAAACCATAGACCACAAAGAGGAGTAGATGATGAGTGACTTTACTGAAGGAGAAAGAATGATAGAGATAGCAGAACAGGCGTCTGAGGTAGGCACGAGAATTTCATTAACAGTCAGGCCTATCTTTCACGGAGAGAGTAATAGTAATTTTGGGATTGACCCAGAAGATCTATACAAACTAGCTCTGATACTACAAGAAAAGGAAGCAAACCATGAAGCCCTAGCCCACAAAGAGGAGTAGATTATGAGTGAAGATATTAACATTACAGCAGTAGTTAAGAAGCTGATTGGCGAAGTTAATGCGGTTGGTGATTCTAGAGTTGATGAAAAGAGATATAAAAGCTTAGCAGAAATGGAAAATCTTGTTGAAGATTTACTAATTGAAATTAATGATGCCACAAGGTCAATAAATAACCACCAGCACAGTATGAAACGTCAAGCTGTAAGAGCGCGAAACTTTCTAAGGCGTGTCTGTTCAGAATTTAAGCCAGAAGATGATTAACCGCTAACCGAACAGAGAGGGAGGGAATGATTATGAGTGATGAGTCAAACATATTAAGTTTTAATGACAGCAAAAAGAAACAGCCTGATAAGGAAGTTGAAATAGAGCGTTGCCCTAAAGGTCATGTTCTGTGGCCTGATACTGAGAAGTGTGTTGTGTGCGCTGAAATGAGGTTATTCCAATGAACCAGAATAGTGATGAATTAAAGCCTTGCCCATGCGGAAAGATACCAAAAGAACTTGGGGTATATGATGCTAATCAAGGCGCTAAATGGGCTTGGGTAAATGCCGATTGTTGTGGTGAATGGGCAATAGAGTTCCGCACACAATACAAGCCTTTCGATTCTCCTGAGTGTATGCAGTTGGCTAAAGATGCTTGGAATGCTGCTTCACGCCCCACTCCACAGGTATCAGAGGGCTTGGATGAGTTTATAGAGCTTTTAATCAAAGATAGTTTTTATGTTGATGATGATGATAGCGCACATATTTATTTAGACAATACGCTTGACTCATTACGCCAACACCTAACCAGCAATAAGCCTGAGGATAAAGAATGAACAAAATACCGCTAGAGTTAGCTAATGAATTTTTAGATTACAACCCTGAAACTGGTGAATTTATCTGGAAAGAACGCCCTCTTAGCTATTTTAAGAATACAAGGTTGGGCAATGCTTGGAATGCAAAACACGCCAATGTTGTAGCTGGCTCTAAAACTTTTTATGGATATACCACTATAACCATTCAAGGGCAGCGACTTCTCGCACACAGACTCGCTTGGCTTATGACTTATGGGGAGTGGCCTGACCAGATTGACCATATAAACGGGAAGAGACAAGACAATCGTATAGAGAATTTAAGAAATGTAACTCATGCAGAAAACCAAAGGAACAGAGTTATCCCTAGAGCTAATAAGAGCGGTATAGCGGGGGTCTATTGGGTTAAAACCAAACTTATATGGATGACCTATATATCACATAATGCAAGAGATGTGTTTCTTGGGAATTTCACTGACTTCTTTGAGGCGTGTTGCGCAAGGAAATCCGCAGAAGTTAAGTATAACTATCATCCTAATCATGGGAGTAAAAGACATGTCTACTAATAGTGAGCTAGTTAAAGAGTTAGAAGAAATTGACTTTGTTTTAGCTCACGCGCAAGACGATGAAATAAGTCACCATAATTTTAGACTTAGAACATCAACAGCAATAGCGCAAGCCATAGCAGCCCTAGCTACACAGGAAGGATTTGTAAGTGTGCCTATAGAGCTATTAGAGAATGCTTTAGAAAACCTTATTGAAGAATATTCAACATATTATGGCGGAGAAAATGCTCCTGATTATGATGAGCATAAAGACGCAATAAAACTAAGCGAAACTATAAATGCTATTTCAAAGCTGATAGCAGCACAGGAGAGTTAATGATGGATACTAACTGCACAATGAAAGATTGTAAAAATGCAGAGACTACTAGGCTTGATTTTACTTGCACAGGCATAGGCGATTTCAGGTGGTATTGTTTTGAGCATCTTCATATAGGTGAAAGAGCTTTAAAACTACAGAGCTTGCGGCATGATGTAGGTTATTTAAAATCTACAGTTATAAGCGAGGCTAAGAAAATGACTAATGCCGTAACTGAGCTTCAACAGAAGCAAGAAGAACTAACCAAACTAAGCGATATGAATGCAGACCAATACAAAGCCATGATAGCTACACAGGGAGAGAGTAATGATTAGATTATTAATATTAGTTGTATTATTGGCGGGATGTTCTGAGGAGGGAAGTAAGCAGTTTAGGGGAGAGAGTTGGAATGCAGCTCAAGAAATAGTAATCATTAACTCATGCCCATATTCTGAGGAGTTTGTTAATGGCGTTATAGCCCTTGCTGAGCATCGAGGAGTTTTGATCTATAGGGAGTATCATACTGATGCGAAGTATCAAGCATTAGCCTTGCCAGAGCTGCCTGATGAGCAGTTTAGCGTGGCTAATACAGTTTACTTTAACCCTAACTTGTATTTCATGCACATTAATGCGGATTTAAGCACAGCAGAAGAAG